GGAAGAAAACAACCCACCCTTTTTCTTAGGTTTCTTTGCTTCCTTCTTAGGTTTCACTACCTCTTCAACCTCTTCCTTTGCAGGAGCTGTTGGTACTTTGTATCCTTGTCTTGTGCTTGTTGGTCCTCTTAATGCCATGATGAACCTCCTTTCTACAGTATGTACCTTTTTATTAGAGTTGCCCACTAATCTTTTTCTTTATTCCCGTAATTGCAAACATCACTTTATCCCTATTCCATTTAAGTTTTTTCTGAATTGGCATAATCTTTAAATCACCTAACTCTGTGATGTATCTATCTGGGTCGGTGAGAATACAAGCAAGGGCTTTCCTCTCCACTTCAGACAGGATGATCTTTATCTCTGAGAAAACCTCAGAAAAGTCTGAGGCGGGCGCGTCACACACATTCAATACCTCCTCTATGTGAGTGGGTACGGTGTCTCTATGGATTTCATATTTATTTGAAATTTGCTTTCCCTTGTGGTTCTTCTTATTCCAAAGACATGTTTTTATGTATTTATTGAAAGCCGAAGACCTTATCCAAGTTTCAACAGGACCATTCTTATAATTATGCTGCTTAGTAAACCCCTCAATAGCTTCATACGCAGCCAACCACAAGTCCTGATAATTATCTTCCAGAGAAGATGTAGCCAAATCCCCACTAATCTTATAGGCTATGGTCCAAATCAAACCCGACCATTTTTCCTCTATTATTTCATGAATTTGATCTGTCGTCAACTTCATCAACTTCTCCCACCAACTTATTTAGATAGAACTTAAATCTTTCTCATTCTCTTTAAAGGTCTTCGACATTCTTTCCCCTCTGGAGCCATTCTATAGTATATATTACTTCAGTTACTTGAGAACATCGCCCTTCCAAATATTGCGTAACATCCTTACCTGAATCTGTTAGCCTTCTGTCATTAATTTGCTCCGTCAAGTAAGTTTTTCTTTTTTCAAGGTGCTTCAAGAGAGTTTCATTACAATTACACATCCACGGATTCCATTTTATGTGCTATGTACTCTGACATATACTTTATAATTTTAAAATCAGTAGAGGTAAGACCAAGTTCATTTAATAGTTCCTGAGTTTTATGTAGGGTAAAATTACCATATGGTTTTTCAAAGGAGACGGCCCAATTACATCTTTTTACATTGACATGGATAACACGAAGAAGTCCTGCGAGATATTGTCTTCTACTCATATAGTTTTTCAAAGTTTTTCTCCAAATTATTTAGGATTTCAATTACCTTTTCAAATTCTTGTGGGATAGTAGCTACTCCATGTTTTATTATACCCCGAGCTGCGCTCTGGGGTGAAGAATAGTATCCACAAAATAACCACTTGCCATCAATTAGTTTTCCTGCGCCTCTGCCTCTTTTTCCAATATGTGGAACATCCCACCTCTCCAATAGAAAATTATATTCGTCACCTTGATTGATACGATACTTAATATCACCTGCCTCAGTCTGAGCTATTATCATTTTTATCCGCTCCATGTTAAAAAGTACCCCCAGATGGACTTGCACCAACGACCTATTGCTTAGAAGGCAATTGCTCTATCTAACTGAGCTATGGGGGCTTACTCTATTTATTGATTCTTTTATAGCTCCTTGCGGCATGACAATTTGCACACACAAGTTCACATTTGCTAATTTCTTTTAAAATAGTCTCTTCTTTATGCCCTCTCCATAGACTTGAGATGTTAGATCTTTTATCTCCCCTCTCAGGGACATGATCAAACTGCATTACATAGAAGGGGTATTTCTTTCCACAATCAGAACAGGGAGTGTTTTCTTTGATATTAACATACCATATTCTTCTTTCCTCCATCTTCTTTCTTGCGGCATCTTTTTTAGCCTTTTTAGCGTGGGGAGTTTTAGCGTATTCTCTATTTGCTTTATTCCTACAAGGTTTGCATTTTGGCTCTAAGATACCGCGCTTCTTAGAGTGGAAATGAAAATCTCCCACATCCTTTTCTATTTTACACTTTGTACAAACTTTAGTTTTCATAATGAGGCTGGTGAGACTCGAACTCACACTTTACAGATTTTAAGTCTGTTCTCTCTGCCGATTGGAGTACAGCCCCTATGTACTTAATCTTTTTTAATGAGGCGGTAAGCAAACCAAGGCTTTAAACCAGACTTGTTTCTATTACGCTTAACAATCTTATAATTAAAATCTACACCTTCATAAGTCTTCTCTTGCTTCTTAGCATTAGCGACATGGTTCTCTGCCAACTTTTCAGTCTTAAAGTATCCGTAAACTTTTCGTCCGTGCTTCATTACTGTCTCCTAAAATATAAAATGGGCTTGGTAGGACTCGAACCTACACTCTGCCGATTATGAGTCGGAAGCTTTAACCGATTAAGCTACAAGCCCCCCTATCAGGTTCCTGATATATCGTTGGTATGGGAGTCCCTGTTTTTTATGTCTATAGTATCAACAATCTTTAATTTGTTGGCTGCTATCTGAGGGGTATACAGGGAACCCTCTTTTCTTGGAACTTTCTTTTTTAGGATCATATCAGCAATAATAACTCCTACGTTGTTTTTTATAAATCTTTTAATGTTTCTTGCTCCGTACTCAACAGAGTACCCATTTTTTACAATCCACCTAAGAAGAGATACATTTCTTTTAATTGGGATACCTTTTAAACACAACTTCGCTATTCTAAGACAATCTTCTTCTGACAGGGAGTTGAAGTAAACAAAAGAATCAACTCTATTCAGAAACTCAGGAGTAAATTTATTTCTTATTGATTTCTCTATTTCACTTCGGGAATTTTCATAGGTTAACATCTCATCACTGAATCCTACTCTTTTCTCTCCTCTAAAATCGGATACTCCTTGATTACTTGTGAATATGAATATGGACTCGGAGAAGTCCAACTCTTTCCCTAAGTTATCACACACGGAGCCTTCATCTAATAAAGAGAGAAGAAAATCAAATAATTTGTGATGAGCTTTTTCAATTTCATCGAAGAGAAAAACCCAGCGATTAGAAATGTCTGCTTTCTCAGCAAGTATCCCTTTATCTCCATGTCCCACATATCCAGGAGGTGCGCCTATTAACTTAGCGTATTCATGCGCACCAGAGAACTCAGCACAATTGATTTTAAGGAAGTTACCGCTGTACCTGTCGCCCAACAATCTTCCAATCTCCGTCTTACCCACACCTGTAGGTCCAATAAAGAATAGAGCAGACCGAGTATCAAGCCCAGAAGCAATAACCTTCAAAGACTTTATTATAACCTCTATCGCCTCATCTTGTCCTATAATATTTCTTTTAAGAAACTTCTCTATCTTGGTTATATCATCAAGGGAGCGTACCCGCATCCCTGAAGATTTTGGGTACTCTTCTAATGTCTCAGCCTCTAAAGCATTATTCTTCTTCAAAACATCTACTACGTTGTCCCCTAATTGCAATAAATCTTTATTGTCTAATTTAAGAATATCCCCAAGATTGCTTAGAAGTGCGCCATCATGATTTAAATTACTACACAATAACTTTATATCTAACATGGGGTAAACGTCCAAAACCGTTTCAAAAACAGCATGTACTATTTTTACTTCGGACGAGGGGTCTTTCTTTGGGAGCTTTTCAAAGAATTCGAGAGGATCAACTAATACCTTGGATAGAATGTACTTCTGGTATTTGCTGATTGTCAGGGGGGTATCTATATCTTTAACGAGGTTTTGTACATATTTAAATAGTTTGCTTTCTTCTGTAGGAGTTAATTGCTTAACTAAAACAATTAAATCAACACTTTCACATACAAGCCTATAGAACTTATCATCGTTTTGCATCTGCGAGGCTTTCTAATTCATTGAACGAAATTACAGACGAACTACTCGGACTTCCCAGCGTATCTTTACCCTCTATTTCTTCCAACTTAACCATCATCGACATTATTTTTATAGAACTATTCTTACTGTTTTGGGCAAGCTTTAAACACTCAACCATTAACCTCTTGGCATCACTATCAGTATCTTCTGATCTTTCCACCATATCCTTAAAATACCTATGAGCTTCCAATGCCATATCTCTATCTTCTTTTGCTTCCTCAACTATAGACTTGCCTAATTTAAGCAGCCTATTTTTGTCGAAGGGATTTTTTTTTAAAATATATTCCTTGCTCATCTTCTCTTCCTTCTCTCTCGTTTATTAAGAGGGACATACTCTATATCATACTCCTCTCTCTCCTGATTCTTTTGTTTTCTTCTATTATATTTATCTTTTTTTCCCTCAAAATAATCAAATTCAAAAGAGGAATTTTTTTCTCTCTTATAAGTTTTTCCCATTACCAAAATCCATAGAAGAAACATTAAAATAATCTAAAATCTTAGATATTGCTCCTTCTTCTTCAAAAGCAAAGGATACACATCCCTTTTCCTCATCCCAATAAAAAAAACCATCATCAGGATAGTCGTTTAGCAAATCGTCTACAAGATTATAAGCCTTACATACCTTGAGATATTTATTGAAATCTTCGTGCTGGCTTAAAAACATCTGTTCCCCATTGGGTCTATTAAGAAAAAACCTCATTTGGGTAAAGGTTGAGTAAAGCCCATCAATGTCGTATATTTTTCCTTGCATCACACCTTTATTTAGGTAATAAAACACTGTGGGTTTCAAAAAAACCCACAGTGTTTTATTTACTAATTCAAGACAGCAGCGTAGTCATGGGCCAAATCCCACAACTTCTGATTATAAGAGATGGTCTTGTCAATGTGCTTTACTGCCCGTGCTTTACGCCCTGTGAGGGAGTTAGTAAATCCACCTCTAATAAGATTTTCCTGTACAACATTATACACAGTCCAAATGTCGTCTCCCTTGTCTTGCTCTCTACGGGGAGAAAGAATACTCTCAACCATGTCCCGAGCTGTGGCCTCATTTTCCCACCTAATGGCAGTCGCTTCCTCGGCAAACTTCTTCTTCGCTGCTTTGGGAAGGAAAATATTTTGCCAAGAATCTACGATCTCAGAGAGGCGAGATACGTTATGGATTACAGCTTCGGAAGCATTTATAACCTCGTCCTCAGAAAAACCGATGTGGCGCAGCTTTACTTGCCCAAAATCTCTTTCCGAAACGACCAAGCCATTAGAACAAACCAACCTAAAAATCCCAGCCATGAGCTTATATGTACCCAGACCGTTATGTGCGTTAATCAACTCAAGGCGCGGTACAGAATCTCCAACAGCCAGATCCTCTCTTGATAGCCTCTCATGGGAAAAACTAAGATGGTGCTTTGCGGTCTGGGGGTTCCACGTTCTTGAATTAACCTGTCTTGCCTCAACAATATTCCATCCTTGTCCTTCAAGGAGATCAATAATTTTATTTGTTGGTACTAAAGAATACCTGTCACTCACTCTATCATCAGGACGGTTTCCCAATGCGGCAGGTGCCAGCTTGGTTAGCATTTCTTGTGTTTCAATACGCATAATAATTCTCCTAATTAAAAATCTACAGAACCATAAAGTTTAACCATGCTTTCTTTGAAAGCTTCTTCTCTACTGAGTCCACGCTCTTTCTGGTCTTTAGTGACCCGAAAACGCTTACCTGTGGACTCAGTATATTCTTGGATAGTCCGTGGACCATCATACTTTGTATCCTCTTCAGAGGTATCATCTTTAAGAGCGGACGAAAACATCATCGAGATTATTTCGTCGATCTTGTCAGTAAATGAGTTTTTCATATCGAATCTCCTTTCGTGCCCTATTATAAGGCCCTTACAAAACACTTTCAAGGAAAATTTCTGTAATTTTTAATTTATTTTCAAGAAATACTATCTGCCGTCCAAATTATCCTTCATATTCTTGGAATCAAACCAAGGTTCAGAAAGTTTATTTACGAGATCGCTATAATCTCTTTTCTTTTCGAGAAGCCTCACCTGTTCCTTAATATCTTTAACATTTTGTTCCATGTTAGAAATCATAACCATGGAAAGAATATTAATAATAAACAAAAGACCACAAAAAGACATCATTATTTTGTTTGAATTTTTCACGCTAAACCTAATCTTTCTTTAAGATGGTAGAATGGTGAGTCTTTTCCTGCTTTTTCTATCTTAATCATAAGAGACTTAGCCTGAAATTTCTCTCCGCCACACGAATACCATGCTCCTTTTCTTTCAACGAACCCATCCAATTCTAACAACTTAGTTAAACCATATAAAGGATCTAACCCCTCATCAAAGAACAACTTAAACTCACACTCCTGAAATGGAACCGTAACCTTGTTCTTTGTATTTTTGACTTTTCCCTTTATGCCCATAAGCAAACCATTATCATTTTTCATAGGATCACCCTTAGCTATGGTACAACGAAGATCAACGCCTAAGTAATACTCTAAGGATCTACCCCCGCCAGCATTAGTTTCAGGGTTTCCGTACACTACTCCAACTTTTTCCCTAATCTGATTTATAATTACAAGAGCAACCTTTTCTGACCTGAGAAGAGAATTTATCTTTCTTAGACAAGAGCCTGTAACTTTGGCCCTCATAGCTCCTATCATATTATGGGCTTCAAAACTTTCATCTTTTAACTCTTCAGCTATAGGACTAACAGCAATACTATCGTACACAATAATTATAGGAGTATCTTTGTCATGCTCTCTTATCTCATGGACAACGCTTGTCATAGTTCCAAAACATTCTTCAACCGTAGGTGGGTTAGCGTAAATAAGTTTTTTGGGGTTTATCCCAAGAGACGAAGCGAATTCAGGATTATAAGCATTCTCACTGTCTATAAAAAGAGTGTAAAAACCTTTTCTTTGTCCTTCTCTCAATATGTGAGTAGCAAAAACAGTTTTCCCGCTTGATGCTGGTCCTTTGAACTGGGTTATCATCCCTATGGGTATGCCCTTACTATAATCCCCTGAAATTACACGGTTAAGAGCATAACTTCCTGTTGGTACATCCCCTAAGTTTAATTCAGTTTCGGACAACAGCCCAGCAGACTTCAACTTTTTTAATACATCACTGTTCATAAATTTGACTTATTCACTTTCCTGTGGAGCCTAAGCCCCCTTCTCCTCTATCTGTTTTTGATAGCTCGTCTACCTCTACAAAGTCTACATCATAAACAGGATTGATCTCTAACTGTGCGATGCGATCACCTTTTGTTACAGCTATATAAGAAGAGGTCCAATTAAGCAAAAGAATCTTTATGGGACCACGATAATCGCTATCAATTTTTCCAGGTTGATTAGCTACAACCACCCCCTTAAGTGTTAATCCACTTCTTGAATATATCTCACCCTTCCAACCTCTTGGGATCTCTAAGCTTATCCCAGTCCTAATTGTAGTTACCATGTGGGGGGGAAGAGCAATAGTCTCGTCTGAGAAGAGGTCATATGCCGCTGCTCCATTTGACTTTCTTACGGGGGCCGAGGCTGAAGGGGTTTCGAGTTTGATCTTTACTTGTGGAGTTTTCATTAAGTAGTGAAACCTTTACTGCGAAGGATGCCAAATTAATAAGATAGATAAGGGCCATGAATATGTAATCCACATACGTCACCCCATAGCCAAGCTTCTCCATCGTCAGGAGCCAAATTGTAAATATGAATGCTATCATGGTCTATTATAGAGGAGAGATTGCTTGTTTTTCAATCCATTTATAAGTTTTTTCCATACCTTCACGCAGGGTCATGGAGGGCTTCCAGCCGAGAAGCTCTTCAATCAAAGTATTGTCACTATTTCTACCATTAACTCCGACTGGTCCATCTATATTATTAATAGTGATGTCCTTTCCACTAATGTCAGCAGCCATATAAGCGAGATCATTAATACTAATCATCTCATCAGATCCTATATTAATTATTTCCTCTACATCTGAATCCATTAGTCTTCTCACCGCTTCTAAGCACTCATCAATGTATAAGAAAGACCTTGTTTGATTCCCTGGTCCCCATACTTCCACTACGCCATCAGATTGTATTACTTTTCTACACATGGCAGCAGGAGCCTTTTCTTTACCTCCGTCCCATGTTCCTTCAGGTCCAAAAATATTGTGAAATCTTGCAATACGAACATATAGCCCGTAGTTCCTTGCAAATGCTCTCCACATTCTTTCGGAAAACAATTTCTCCCAACCGTAATCGGAGTCTGGGTTGGCAGGGTATGCAGAATCTTCTTTGCAGTTAGGGTTATCTGGGTCTGTTTGATTCTCCGCAGGGTATATGCAAGCTGACGATGAGTAGAATACTTTTGTTTTGGGGCTAAATTTAGCAATGACATCAGCTATATTAAGATTTATAGTAGCTGAGTTGTGCATAATATCAGCATCATTGTCCCCAGTAAATACATATCCAGCCCCTCCCATGTCCGCAGCTAGCTGGTAAATTTCATCTGGTTTCTCCTTGTGGATAAGATCATAAACCTCTCTCTGTCTTCTGAGATCAACATAATCAAAACATATTGCCTCATTAAAAACTTGATACCAATTATCAAAACTTTTAATATCCACAGCTATAACTTCATAGCCGTAGCTAAGAAGTCTCTTGGTTAAATGCCCACCAATAAAACCTCCTGCTCCACATACTATTGCTTTTTTCATTTTATTTTACATACTGGGATAGGAAGCATCTTATGCTTGTTAGATTCATGATGCTTTTTATAAATTTCTAACACTTCACGTTGTCTATTAGTGAGCTGGGATGTTCCATCATATTCCATAGCCCACTCTAATTCCACATAAGTAGCTTCCAGTTGATCTTCATCTTGTCTACCATCTTCCCATAACCCGTCTGTAGGAGGAGCGTCCTGAATTTCTTGTGGAATGCGTAACTCTTCTGCTAGTTCATAAACTTCTGTCTTAGTAAGGTCTGCGATAGGAGATATATCAACTCCACCATCTCCGTACTTAGTAAAAAATCCTACTCCAAAGTCTTCAACCTTATTACCTGTCCCTACCACTAACATCTTTTCTCTAGAGGCTAACGCATATAGAGCGGTCATCCTAATCCTAGCTTTACTGTTGGCATATCCAAGCTCAGAGGAGGGAACAACTTCCTTAAAAGCATCGTAAGTTTTTGATAAATCAAGGTTTAAACGAATAACATTTTCATACCTATGGGCGAGACAATCTTTTTGAAGCTCTGACCTACTGTGGAGAATTTCGTTTTGGTGGATGGGCATAGAAACAGCGAGAACGGGGTATCCCGTCTCTGCACATAATACGGAGGTAACAGCAGAATCAATACCACCTGAAACACCAATAACGAAGCCTTTCATATTAGAGTCTTCCATGTAATCTCGTAACCATGTTACTATTTTATCACGAACCATAATTAAGTAAATCTCCATGAAGTTTTTTAACTTGCTCTATAACCTCAGGCTTATCTATGATAGTAACATTCACACCCTTTTTTGCAAGACCAACCGCAAAAGCTAGTTGTTGAGACTCCTCAATCATCGTGGACTCAGGCTTATAGGTTACTCCTTCAATTGTAATATTATCCTTTTCAAATGAATCAATCATAAATTGTAGATGTTCATTGTTACATCTGTCTGTAGCATCGCTAATATGAATAGCACAATCCTGTTCCTTTGCGTAGACTCCAAGCGCACGGTTATCTCTGGGGAAGCACGGACCCCCATACCCATAACCATACTTAGTACACTTACTACCTACTCGCTGATCCGCTCCAATAGCATCTAGAATGTTTTGAGGTTCTCCTCCAACTTTAGTTGCTAAATCCCCCACCATGTTAGTGAAAGCAATCTTAGTGGTAATAAAACAGTTTAGTGCAATCTTACAAATCTCTGCGCTGATGGGCGACATGATGGAGTACGCTGGGCTGTTCTCAACTAAGCCTTCATACACTTTCTTAATCTTCTCCGAACTCTTCTCATTTCTAGACCCTATAAGAACCATGTCTGGGTAAAGCTGATCTCTAATTACTGTCCCCTGTGCAATAAACTCTGGGTTATAAGAGACATTGTAGTTGTACTCCTCTAACTCTGTTTGTAGCTTATCGCAAAATTCAGGCATTACTGTGCAACCTACAATTAATTCTTTAGTTTCCTCTTGTCTTCCATAAGACTTTAACTCACCCCCTAACCTTACTAATTGAGTGTGGTCATACTTTCCATTAGGAAGAGAGGGAGTTGCCACAAGAGCAAAGAGAAGGTCAGAGTGTTGAAGTCCTGCCAAGGTGTTTGTTGTTGCTTTAAAATTTGTAGACTTTGATAGAAGATTGGTTACTTCATCTTCAGACGAGTTGAAATCTTTTGAATTAAGAAGTTCTACATACTCTTCCGAGATATCCACCCCCAAAACATTGAAGCCTTTTCGTTCAAGATTTAGAGCAAAACAAAGCCCCAGCTTACCCACACCAAATATTGTAATATTATTCATGATTTAATTAAATGCTTAAATTTTTCTTTATTATCTAACACATACTGGGGGGCATGAATCTCATTTATAGAATATTTTTTATGTTGGGCACCGTGAGGAGGAAATCTAAAGAATCCCAAAAAATCAGTAGTCGTATTTATACAATTTTGAATATAGTCTTCTGACAAAGAAGGAAATTGTTCTAAAATTTCTGTGTGACTAAAAGATTTAAGTTTATGAAAAATAGTTTTAGCATCTCCCAAATAGGAATAATGCCACCCTCCCTCAATTTTACTATTTAAAGCTATCTCCCTTCTAGATTCCCTATATGTTTGAATAGGAGTATGATCAAAATCTTTATTTCTAATAACAACGGTCCCTAACCAGTTAGCTATGTCTTGAGGAGATTCCACCTTAATATTTAAGGCATACCCAAAACATTGATGGGAAAAAACTGTGGGAGTTGGCATTTTTAAATTTATTAAAGAAGCTTCAGGAATTTCATCTAAATCGGAGATTAAAATTAAATCATCAGGTAAAGCATCCCCTAATCCTCGCATTATACACCCTCTATGAAAATTATCTATGTGGTGTTGATATTCAATCTCTGCTGGCATGTCGCTCACAATCACATGAATAATTTTATGTAAAAACTTGGTATATCTTTCTTTATTTTCTTCAAAATAAAGAGGCTTGCTTTGAAGTGAGTGAGTTTTTGTGCATTCTACAAGTACAAATTTATCCACGACTGTATCTAATTCATTCAATCTAATTTCTAATAAATCTAGTTCATTAAAAAACATAAAGCAATCGTAAACTAAATTCTTCATTAGTCTATACTTATCCAATTTTTACATATACAATTATCAGGCTTTTCAGAAGAACCAAAATGAGGATATTGATAATTATGATTCAAAAATCTTTTAGGAGTAAAAATGAAGGATTTTTTTTGATTTAGCCAAGCACCCCACCAAGAAAAAGAAGACGCTGCTGTAATACAGTGGTCTGCATTAGCCATAAGAAATAAATCTATAATATTTGCCAAATTTGTAACGCCTGGTTCTGGGTCAGCAAAAACATGCGTAGATCTTACTAAATTTGGCAAGAAACTTAAAACATTCGCACTAGGATCATTAGATATTAGGAGGTAATTAAAATCATCAGAAGAAAGGCCAGTTCGTGCATACAATTCTGTTAATGCTTTTTTGTAATATTCATCACCTACCACGCAAGTAAACTCTGTATCAAAAGGACCTGTCTTCCCTGTTATTGCTCGATGATGAATACAAACAATAGGTTTTTTATCAAAACTTGAAAGTCTTTTTTCTACTAAAATATTTAATGAATCTTTTAAGGTAAAAATCTTTAACAAATCTTCTCGGTAATCCTTAAAATATATTTCGCTTTGAAAAAATCCCTCAAGCTGAGTTTCATCAGAAATATTTAATAATTCTTGATACGTTGCTTCAGCAGTCCCCAAAGTTTGATGCTCGGGCGTGTGCAATCCTTTTTCTAAAAATTTATACTTAGAAGCAACAGCCTCTTCCTCTGGGGGGAGATCGAAAACATGAGCCCCCTCCCATACTCCTGAAGATATTAAAAACCCTAGCCTCTTAGAAGTAGCATACAAAGTGGCGTACTCAAAAAGCTGATTTCCAAATCTTCCCATATAATTAATTGACAGCATCACATAGTTCCTCCATGTCTGATGAGATATCATGTTTCCATTTAAATCCTAGAGCAGATAATTTACTAGAATCTAACCACATATTCTTAACTTGCACTATTTTATGAAACGAAGAGGGGGACCTAGATGTAATTACACTAGTAGAACCAAGGTATGCCTTAGCTTTCTCCATTAATATATGTAACGGCACAGGTTCATAGTTAGATCCTATATTTATTATCTCGTTCATGGGAGAATTCTTCACACAATACATTATAGCTCTTGACACATCCTCTACATGAACATAATCTCTAATAACCTCCCCTCCATGGTATAGCTGTATATCACGATTATTTTTTAGCTCATTTATAAGGTATTGCAACGCATTTTTCTTATCAGAATACTTGTCTCCCCCCCCATAAACATTTCCTAATCGTAAAATCCTATAAGGAACTTCAAATGTTTCACAGAAACTAATCAAAAGCTGTTCAGCACATCTCTTGGTGATAGAATAAAAACCTTTGGGATCACAATAAGCCGTCTCACTTACAGGCAATTCCGATTCTCCATATACAAACCATGAGCTTATAAAATTAAAAACTTTATCACCCTCTTTACAGTTATTGAGAACTTTCAAGAGGTGGGTAAGGTTAGTATCAACATCTAAATGAAGATCAGACAAAACATTATAATTATGAGTCGTGCTTATAAAATATACTATATCTTCATATGAAGGAACCGTTTCTAACTTAGGCTCCACATACACTAGTTCAGGATCCATGGAACAAAAATGGGAACCGATGAAGCCCGTTCCCCCAAAAACAGAAATTATATTAGTTTTTCCAGTCATTTTTTAATACGCTTTCTATATACTCAAATACTTTAGTGTCATAATGAGGAGATGCTCCTACAAAAAATACAGTATCTAACACCGTGTTAGCATTCTTATACTCTTTATAATCACCCAAATGTTGGTATCCAGGATGCAATAATATATTCCCAGCAAAATAGTTTCTAGTTTGAATTCTATTCTTCTCTAAAAACATAACCAAATCATTTTTTTGTTCTCTATCCTTACACACAACGGGAGTCCCAAACCAAGAAGTTATGGCTTCATTCATTTCTTTGGGAATTTTAATATCTTTAACATATCTAAGGAAGGAAGACTCAATTATGCGTTTACTCTCTCGTCTGCGTTCTTCTATTTCTTCCACTTTATCTAACTGTACTAGACCAATAGCTCCTTGTAAATCCAAAGGCTTCAGATTATATCCTATATTAGAAAAAACATATTTATGGTCCACTATTCCATTATAATTAGGAAGCCAGTTATCAAATCTATTACAACAAGTCCCTTCAGGAAGCAAATTAGCAGCCCCCACACAATAGCAATCCCGTCCCCACCATGCAAAACTTCGGGCTATAGACACAAACTTACTGTTATTAGAAGAAACTAGACCACCCTCTCCTGTAGAAATGTGGTGAGCGGGATAAAAAGAATGAGAAGAAGCAACCGCATATTCAGACAATAGTTTACCTCTCCACTTACTCCCCAAGCTATCGCAGTTATCTAAAAGTAACACAATATCCCGTTTCTCACAAATCCTAACCAACCTATCCATATCTACGGGATTACCCAGCACTGGAGAGAGGATTATAGCTTTAGTCCTTGGGGTGATGGCCGATTCTACTAACTCTAAATCAAAATTTAAAGTATCCAACTCTATGTCACAAAATATAGGTTTTAAATTGTTCTGAATTATGGGAGCTAATGTAGTGGGAAATCCTACCACTGATAAAATAACTTCAGCATCGTCCTCCCACTCAAAGAGTTTTTTAGCCGCCGCTAACATAACCAAATTTGCAGAACTACCTGAATTAACAGCTACAGCGTCCTTTTGGTTAAACACTCTACAAAACTTAACCTCAAACTTCCTTACCTTCTCCCCTGAAGAGACCCATTTTCCAAAAAGAAGAGAATCTATAGCAGCTACAAATTCTTCTTCAGTCCAGTACGGGCCTGAATAATAAACATAATCTTTTTCGGGATCAAACCCCTTAGAATGCTTATTATAAATTGATTTAAGAAAATTCTTCTCGGACGAAAAATCATCCACCAAATCTCTTATTTTTTTTCTTCTCTCTATTTCAGTATAGTGTTCCATAAAATTTACTTAACTATGAGAGAGTTATACAGTTCCCACTGATCAATACAAGAATCATGGATTTCAGGTGTCTTTGCTACGTTAAAAGTTCTACCCATAAAGGGGAGATCCTGATCAGGAAAATTAGATATATCATGCACATGCTGCCACTCACACCCCTTAGCTACAACACTACTCCATCCACAGGCCCAAGCTTTCAATCCCAACCCATGCTCATCTGCTAAGGGACCGTTTAAGAAGTTGTACCCTCCTATATCATTAATCATTTCTAATCTATAAGCCAATAAAAATCCTTTAAGAGTGGGTCTTTTATGCTCTGGTCGGCCTCCTATCTCTACCCCAACTATCCCTACGTCCTCCTCTTTAAATTCTTTAATCATCTTTTCATAAGTAGACGGACCCACTCGGCAATCGTCACTCAATGCTACCACAAAAGGAGACTCACATAAGTTAAATCCCGTATTAAATGCTCGGGCACACCCTATATTTTGGGACATAATAGCATAGCGAGTAATTCTCTTGTCGGAAGAGCAATATTCTATAATTTTTTGAGTATCCTCACCATAAGGGTTAACCACTACGCAGAACTCAGAAGGTAAATGAGTAGAGGCATATGCCTCCTCTACGCACTGTTGTAAATTAGATAAACTTTTCCATCCAGTAGTAAAAATAGAGTATTCCATTTAATTTTCCTCAGTATAAACTTCGATTTGTTCCTTTAGGTATCTGTCAAAAGAGATGTATTTATGTGCAATTTCAAAATTATTTTTAATAGCTTCTCTCCTACTATCATAGTCTTCGACGCTCAAATTATCCAACACTTCTTCAAGGTCATCTAAATTAGAAAATTCTAAACATCCATCTATATCGAAGAACTCTCCCACGTTCGTAGGGCTCCATACTATGGGAACTGTTCCCGTGAAAAAACAATTTAATAGTTTCTCATCAAAATAATTTTTACACCTAATGCTATGAATTACCATAGCATATCTATAATCTTTGAAAGCTCTAAAAAGATTTCCAGTAACTTTCAAATAAGCTCCTTTCAATGTCTCCGTAGATTCATTCTTATAGTCCTCATATAAATTTTTATAAAAAGGGCCATAACAATCCATCTTATTCCCATATTGCTTTATAACTTCATGCCTTAGTCTATGCCCTTCGGCCCACACCTTCTCACTCGCTACAATAGAAAGTGATTTACTTTTATTATATATTTTTATGTCTTCTTTTAAAATATATGCTCCTGCTAGGAATGGAAACAATCTAAATTTAGAAGAGATACTTAGAAGACGTTCATCATGAGTGAATATAGCGTCAAACTTATTTACTAAGTTTGGATTCTCCGCTAAAGCCATATAAGCATCAGGTTTAATGGATTTAGGTTCTATAAATAGCCCAAATTTATATTTAGAGGAGACCTGATCAACAACAGGATGAAGTATTAGCTCGTCTGTAAAGACTGTTGGCCCGTCAAACTCTAAAAGAGGAGGACGGATGTATTCTACATCATTGCAAGGTTGCCATCCGTTAAACCATAGATTACAGGAAGGATTATTAGTATCAAATAAATTAATTTTCATAGAGGTAACTATAATCCTTAGAAACTGCGTTAACTTTTCCTTCTTCGGTAAATTCCCCTTCTATACCATACAAACAAGGTCCCGCATAATGAATAAAATTAGCTTCATATCTGTGGTTATCTGAATCATATTCGCCCAAACTTATCCTATTAAAGGAATGATCTAAAGATTCATTGGGAATATTATATTTTTGAATCAAAGCATTAAAATAAGTTTGATCATTAAAATCATATATATTTTCACAATCTTTTAATGATAATAATTTTTCCTCATCCGTTATCCACGAACTACTATCCTTCCCGAATAGCATCACACCCATATTGTAATAAACATGTTTCTCTCTTTCATTCTTTTTCCAAGGGAAAGGCTCGTCTAAATTTTCAATAACTCTTTTAACGTAAGGGTCTCTATCCATAACGTCTTCATCTCCTCCGTATAAAGTTTTTCCCGTTATCCCTACCTCTTGGCTTTCATCGTAGCCATAATATTTCTCAGGATCAGGATACTCTTCAAATATATTTTTTGCATGAGGGGTAATTAAAACATCTGCGTCTAAGTAAAGAACCTGGTCAAAATCCTGGTCAAATAGCTGACGAATCTGTAGCTTCTCAAAGAAAAAGTTAGCGGTGGGATTGGGTCCGTAAGGCCACCCAGTAATCATCTGCTGGGATATGAAGTGCTGGATGTCGTACTTTTCACAATAAGAGTGTTGTGATTGTAAACATTTTTGCCAGTGGGGTCTAACTCCTCCAATACATAAATTAAAAATAGCTTTTTTCATAAGAAAGTTCCTTATAACTCAACACATTTATCTTCAAAGAATACATCATAGTAAGGTTTCCCCATGCGTAACTCATGATACTTAGCTCCCCACTTCTTCAATTGATCACGAGTTACGTCATAGCATAATTCATAAGCTTTATGTATATTACCTTTGGCTCTGGTCATGCCTCTTGCTGTCCAGTAAATAATAGTGTGCCCTTCTTCATATAATTCATTAATTTTATTTATCTTACTTAAAAAAGGATAACACTCTTCGTACTTACCCTTTGTGTCACTACAAATAGTACCATCAATATCCACAAAGTAAATCATTTTATCCATTCTCTAAAATCGTTTAGAAACTCTTCCACAGACGTATCGGTAGACGGGTGAATCATCATTTTCCTTATCACAGAAAATCCAGCGGTTACAATATGGGAACCAGCATCCCACGCATCGGATACGTCCTTTGCGCTTCTAATGCTCCCAGAAATAATCTCACAGTTAAGTTCGTTGGTTTCTATAAATTGACGTACCTTCTTAATAACCTCAATAGGATCTCCTCCGCAATCTAAAAGACGATTATAGAATAAGGATACATACCTAGCTCCAGACAAAGCAGCCATCTCCATCTGAGTTGCCGTGAAGCAACAAGTACAATTGACAGCTACCCCAGAGGAACTGAGCTTATTTATAATTTTTAACTCCTCGTACCCTACAGGAATTTTTATATTTACGTTTGTATAGTCGCTTTCCTTATAGATAGAAAAAGCCTGTTCATACATTTCAGAGGGGGTTTCGGCAAACACTTCTACACTTAAAGGGACCCTTTTGATCTCCTTACACAAAGAAACAATCTTCTTTATGTGCTTGATAAAATTCTCCTTCGGTTCCTTCGATAAAAGAGAGGGATTAGTGGTTACTCCTTCAACAGCACCTGTGCTTAACGAATTTTCTATATCATTTAAATTAGCGGTATCTATAAATAACTTCATTTTTCTATATGCCTATACTTTCTTCCATCTTCAACCAGATGTGAATCCGAATCATCATCCTTTGTAGAAACTTCAATAATTATTACATCTTCTTCTGCAATTCTCATGTGCATCAACCCCACTGGGATATGAAAGATGTCTCCCTCGTTTAAAATAACAGACTTATTTTCTGCTCTCCCAACCCGTAGCCCTACCTTAAGCCTACCCTTTTCAATGTAATAAGATTCTTCCTTCTTAACATGATACTCTAAGCTGCTTTGTGTATTTGCCCTCATAAAAATACGTTTTACCGTATAATTATCGCCCTCAAAAATAGTGTGCATCTCCCCCCAGTATTTTTTTATACTTTTCAGTGGTTTGCATACAGGAGGTAAAATTTGAATACCGTAAGATATTTCAGTATTATTGTCCATGCTACTTCGTTCCTCCGTGATTTTTAGATAGAAACTCATTTAAATCTCCCATATTAGGGGTTCTGGTTCCTATGTTAGTAGTTGATAGTGCAGCCCATGCGTTACAAAAAGCCAATGCTTCTATTATTGACAGGTGGGATACAATACATAAAGAAAAGGCAGCAAGAAAGGCATCCCCTGCTCCGCAAGGGTCAACGCACTTAGCCTTGTACCCTGCATGGGATATCTCTGTATTAAAATCAGAGAATGAACACCCCTCCGCTCCCAAAGTGGTACACCCCACAAAAGATTTTCCGTATCCCTCAGATTCCTCCTTATTCATGCACATATAATCAGAATTTTCAAATAACAAATATCTATTTTTTCTATCCGACATCTGTGAGCTAGATATGACGGGGATACCATAAGTATGAGCAGTCTCAATAATATAATCAACTTCCCCAAACATACCTAATCCATAATCAACAAGAACTACAGAATCTATATTTTTCATGTGATGCTCTATCGTTGGAATACGGTGAGAATAAGGTGTAGAACTAGTTTTATTTATTTGAAGATATTTATACCGTTCTTCTCCTTTAGTGGACCAAATTCTAGTTTTAACATTATTATCTGTATCCACCAAAAGGGGAGAAAACCAAAACTTATCGCTACTTTTTTTCCACTCTGTAAAATACCTTTTGTAACTATCATTTCCTAGAGGAGTAAGAAACCTACAAGAAGCTCCCAAGGCTAGTATATTCTCGACCACATTAGCGGCTCCCCCCAAACTTACGGATCTCTCAACTTCTTTCAGCTTTAGAGTTGGGGATTCCAAAGAGACCCCCACAGCTTCGCCAATAATAGTCTCATCAATGATACTATCCCCGATAACTAAAATATTTTTATTCTTAAAATTCATTATCGGGATGCTCATAGAGCCCATTCTCCAAAGTATCCAACCGTTGTATTTTACGAATTGTGTCAGTGGTAGAATAGTTCTGTACTAGAGGAAAAATATTAACTTGAACATCCTCAGGAATATTGTCACGATGGCGAACTTCGTCGGCACTCCATTCTCCTCCCTTCACAACAATATTGGGAGAAATTTTATTACGAACCTCTTTTAAATTACCATCAAAAATAATAACCTCATCAACTTCAATTAATGATTCTAAAAGTTTCTTTCTATTATCTTCGTTATTAATAGGTCTAGTTTTTCCTTTTAACTTTCGTACTGATTTATCACTGTTAATGGCTACTACTAACCTACCCCCTAACCTTTTAGAAAATTGCAGTAGCTCTAGATGCCCAGTATGGAGAATATCAAAAACTCCGTTAGTAAATATTATTTTTTGGGGGGAGTTATCTAATTTTGACAACCGTTTATTATGCCTTCCCTCCCCAAAGGACTCATTCAACCATATATCAACGATTTCCTGATTTGTATCATAAGAATTAGACCAGCTACCTAAACAGAGAATATTAGAATCATTATGCTCTCTACATTTGGCCGCAGTATCTATATTGTGAACTAACGCCGCCCTAACACCCTCATACCGATTAGCAGCAATACTCATGCCAACACCTGTACCACATAAAAGTATTCCTCTAAAAGAAGAATTACTGTTTATGATCTGACTAAGCTGTTTAGCATAGTCCGCGTAATCCACGCTTTTCAGAGTGTCATGCGGACCCAGATCAATTACGGTGAACCCCTTTGATTTTAGGCTATCGGATATTGATAGTTTTTGTGACACTCCGTTATGGTCTGCGCCTAAAATTATAATATTATTTTTCATGAAAAAAGTCCCTGTAAGTATATTGAGCTAGTTTAACTGGGTCAACAGTTTCGCACGAGGTGTCACAAGTAGCGGATAAATCTTCCCATCCTCTAAGCTTCTTCATCTGCTCCCCACAACGTAGGGTGCATTTGGAATGAAGGTCCCAATATAGAGTAGTATTTTTACTAGCGTAGTGATATAATTTGTTTATAGTTTGAGCAGCCAATAAGACTATATCCTTATCCTGAGAATTAAATATATGGTGCATCCCCCCATCAGCCAACACCGTAACTCTCGGCTTTGCAGCTTCGTAGGCAAGATCTTTCCACGGCATATGACCCACATGGACATCCCCAAAGTTTAAGAAATCTTTTGAGAACTCCATAATCTTAATATCAGGATCAAGTCGTTTAATCTCATCTACGAACTCTCTCCACGACCCTCCCTGATCTCCATTAAATCTGAATCCTTTTCCATCGCAGCCTGGATGGGCCGTAGGATTGGTCGGAGTGATTTTCTGTGCGGGTACAATGGCTAAAGTCTTCTCCTCTACTGGAGGCTTCTCTATAAATATTTTTGGAAAAAGATCAGTACCATCGTGTAGATATTTCTCTAACCCTAACTGGAGCACGGAATTCAAATATAGTAAATTTGCAGTAGGATGTTTGTAAAGATAATCAAAGTTATCATTCCAGTAGTCCCAGCAGCGCGGGTGACGCTCCGCAAAAAGAACAAACATATTTTCTGGTAGATTCTTCCTGCCGTTATTGGCCTCTTGCTTCCAAAAATCATAAGTACCAATTAAATTTTCATTGGGATTGGCTATCTCATCCACTAAGGGGTTATCCCTCATAATATCAACTAACTCACCTACAGTAATAACTACCAGTTTTGAGTCGGGGTACTCTTTCTTTAGGAGAGTGGGAGCAAAAGACCAATGTACAGAATCTCCCAAATTTTGAGGATAGAACCATCTAGGAATTACTAAATAAATTGTTTCCATTTTTATTTACTTCTCCTTAAAATACTTCTCGGGAGATCCCCTTGACCCATGCTATGCTCAAACTTTACAAACCCACCAGCAGGATTAAAAGGAATGTTTAGTGTGTCTCTAACCTCGGCTTCCAACTTCTCTCTTTCTATTACTAAATCATTAGCAGAAATATGATCAGTCCAAACATAAGATTTATACCCACCATCTGGATCTCCCTTATAATAGTCGGGTTCCTCTAAATAATTCAAATCCTTTTGGTACAATTTATCCCCCGTGCGGGGTTGAGTGTATACATAATAATCTTTCTCTTTAATAGCTTCATCAAAGTAAGGGGAACCTGGGTAAGTAGTTATGATGGTGCAATCAAAATCTTCTGGTTCGTTTTCAAGTAACCAATTCTTCGTATTCTCTATAGTTTCCTTACTCTCTCCCGCATGGCCGATGGACATGAGAGCTTTCACTTTTAATCCAGCATTCTTAGCGTACTGTACACACTTAGTGTTGGCAGCTACATCAGCATTCTTCTCTATGTTGGTCAGGATACTCTCGTCACCAGACTCAAATCCAGTTAAAAGCCATCGGAATCCTGCTGCATACATTAGGTCCGCTTGTCTCTGGGTGAATAATTCAGCCTTTACAAATCCTCTAAACATGAACTGTTCATTAACTTCTTTTTGTAAGGCAATCAACTTCTCTAAAAGAGATTCCCACTCTTTATTTACATTCAACTCATCATCATAAAACATAAAACCAGTAAATCCATAAGTATCATATAGATGACGAACTTCATCCACCACAGAATCAGATGATCGAGTACGAATTTTTCTTAAGAAAGGAGAATTTCTACCACCACAAAAGGTACACTTAAAAGGACATCCTAATTGACAAATTAAACTCGTAGCTTTAGCTCCCTCGATACTGTAATGATAAGAGTCCATATCCACTAAATGCCGTGCAGGAAGAGGAAGATCCTCTAACTCATCATTAGTAAGAAATAACCCGCCCTTGGGAACATCAGCATCCACTATACCCCTATCAGTGTCAAGAGCTTCAAAAATAGCTTTCTCCCCATCCCCAGCAACCAGAACATCGAAAGTATCTAACAACGCTCCAATATCCCGTGTGGCTCTTCCAGAAAACTTTTCTTTCTTTGCAGCAGAGTTCATAAGGGAGGGATGGGGACCTCCTAAGATAATTTTAGACTCTGGGGCAAGTTCTCGTATATTATTAGCTATCTTAAAAGCAAAAGGTATTTGAGGGGTGGTTGCTGTTAGACCAAAAGTTTTAATAAATGGATTTTGATTTAAATAAGTATCCAATACTTCTTCACAATTCTTTACCCCAGCTAAATCTAGAAAATCAACAAAATATCCCCTCTCCTCTAAAGCCGCTGCTACTTTTAGAATACCTATATGAAGAAAAACTCGTTCATCCAGTAAAAAGGGAGAAGGTGGAGTAATAAAACAAATAGTTTTATTTACTGATAACATCCAAAGCAGTCCTCACTTGTTCACTTAAATTTTGTTTGTGTTCGTTGTTCATATGGGATAAATTATAAACTAAAAGAATATCTTCAATAAACTCTACTTTAGAATACCCAATTTTTTCTAATATAGGAACAAAAATAACTACATCTGCTGCTGCTGTATAAAAATTACCTTCCTTATCCCTAAAATTATGATCTTCTATCAAATCCCATAAATGTCTTTTAAAGGTTCTTAGGTGAGAGAAGGGCCATCCATCTATAACCGCTTGGCGTGGGCTACCTGTGTACTCTCTGGCTATACATTCACCTCCTGTGGTAGAGCTATAACTTCCGTAGGTTAACCAACATTCTGTATCTTCGTAAACCTTATCTACTTTGGATAACGCATGTTCATTTATAAACCAATCATCTCCATCTAACTGAACAATTATATCTTCGCTGTCTGCCTCCGAATTTTCTACTCCCTTTTTATGATTTAAGGGAACCCCTATTCTTTTATCATTTTTAATTATCTTAAATCGTTCGTCACCGCAAATAGCCTTCTCAGCCTTTTCAACTGTGGCATCCATAGAATTATCATCTACTATAACCTGAGTAAAGTTAGTATGCGTTTGATCTTTAACTGATTGAATGCACTTACCTATCCACTTCTCAGCGTTATAGACAGGAGTTATAATTCTAAAAGTGTTTTCCATGATTCTAATATCCTATCTTCTTCCCAATACTCTGAATGTTTAGAAGATCCAAACAGGTCGTTAAAGGGAATTCCATGCTGTTCGCACTCATGCCTAACTAACCCATAAGTCTCAGCCCTACTTGCATGATAAACAGCATCAATCATGTTATACATAACTGTTTTATCGTCATACTTCCCTACTATCTTAACCCTCGTATTATTCTTTATTAAAGATCTAACCTGTTCTTGGTAATAATCTTCATCGGTTACGCTCCCAAAAATAAGGATTCGGGTGCCTTTCGGCTCAGAATCCAAGGCAGCTTGAATTGCCAAGGCCGTCTGCTTGTGGCTGTCAATGCTTCCTATTATACCCACAGCCCCTCGTTTATGTGAACCTTTTCTCTCACATTTATCGACAATATTAGGAATAACAACAGAGGGAGTATCAACATCCTGCCAATCTCTTTGCCACTCGGAGACAAAGTGTATAGTGTCCACAGATTGAAGGGGTTTCTCTTTAAGAGGAAATAATATTGTTTCGTGGCAAGAGAAGATCACCTTCTTTATTGGAATTTTTTCTTCTTTTAGGGGAACAAAGTGAGCTATGAGAGTATCTTCTTCATCTGTTATATCTAATCTAGAGGTGTTCGCAGATCTGCACTTATCCAAATGCCAGTTATGTGGGCCATAGAATATAGCATCAATGCCCGCCTTATTTAGCAAATTAGTTAGATTAATGAACGCAACGGTTGAGCCACCAGGGTTGGACCAACCAGATAATATCCTAACCATTCCCACTGAACGACCACTCCTTGTTATAGGTTGCTTCCTTGTGCCTCTCACTCAGGAGCTTAAAGCACTGCTCATACAGCTCCAGTCTGTGCTTTGCCACCTTATTGATGTCGAAGTATTCGTCCGTTATTTGACGTAGATTACGGCCCATCGTCTCAACGTGCTTGGGGTTTTTTATACATTTCGAGAGGATCTTAACCCACTGGCTTCTTGGGGCATCGGGATCTATTAAATACCCTGTCTCCCCGTTAACTATAGTTTCATCATAACATCCTACATTGGAGGCTATCAAGGGTACTTTATATCTCCCACACTCAGCTACCTTAATCTCACTCTTACTATCATTAAACGCATTCATCTGAAGTGGTGCTATTGCTAACTCCATGTTGGCATACATACTGCCATATCTATCTGGGGGAAGAGCTTGTCCTATAGACCAATTATTTGCTTTCTTAAACCCCCCAAGGAGTATCCTTTTATAGTTATCCCACACCTCGTTCTGCCATTCTTTGGCTTTGCCCTTCTCTTGAGGTGCAGGTGCGCCATAAAAATCCCACTGTACCTTTTCTTTTCCTACCTTTTGATTCACCGACCACGGTACCCCAGCAAACTCTTTAACGTCTTCCTCATGATGAATCCCACCTGCCCATCCTACCCTACTTACTCCCTTTATCTTTACTCGTTGCATGTTCCAACAAGGAAGAGTATAATCAATAGAATTTTTTATAACTGCGAGAACTCCTCCTACAAAAGACTTAACTCTCTCAGCAAATTTCTTCTGCGTCACAGTAACGAGGTCAGCATTGAAATACATCCATTTAGTTATTTCATATAAATTCTTTTCTTCATAGGTTTGTTTTAATCTATGTCCTTCGTACAACTCGGTAAGGAGATCATCGGTATCAAAATGAACAAACTTACCTCTCTGCTTTGAGATTCCTATAACTCTCGCTGTGTAGGGGCCACCAAAGTTAGAAATATTATTTATAAGAACTATATCGGCCCAATCTATATCAGGATAAGGTGCATCATCTGTTGGCATCTCTCCTGTTTCCATATTTAGTTGTAGGGGATTTTGAACAAGCTTAACTTCAACTTTGTCTGGGTATAGTTGGGCTAGTTTTTGTAATGGCATGATAAGACGATAGTAAGCACATCCTCCTTCGTTTGCATAAACACCAAGGATTTTAAGTTTGTTCATTTGTTTCTCTAATAAAAAAAGGAGGTAGTTTAAAACTACCTCCTTATTATAGATGGGGTCAATTAAGGTTGTACTAATTTCTATGGGTCTAAATTTTTAGGAGGAACAATATAATAGCCTTCGGGGATAGCTACGTTTTTGTCTGTTAGAACCCACTGTCCATCTACTTTTACATAAATTTTTCCCTCAACGTCTGGTCCAATCCTTGCGATTGATCCCGACTCCACGAATATCGCTCTCGTGCTTCCGCACCCTATCATGCAAAGACTTGCTGAGAATAGGATCAGCAGCATCAGCCTTTTTCCCCGTGTCGGGAGCTTCGATTTGAGCGACGACAGTAGGTATAATAGCTTTGAATAAAGACGAGATAAGATCAATGAGCCACGCCACATTCTAATCCTCACTGCTGTCTGTTATAGCGGGACCAACATTAAACCAAGTCCAAGGCAAGACAATATTAAAGTCTGCCCATGACCATTCATGTGTATGGAGATCCCCTAAAAAGGGCATATTAAACTGGGGAGCTGCGTCTCCAGGAATAATATCTACAACCATATCATCTACGGCTTCTACAACCACAATGGGTCCAATACCTGCACACGCTCCAAGACTGAGCATAGTAAACATAAGACTAACAATCAAAAACTTCTTCATTTCTTATCTCCTTGAACTATTCGAGCCACGAGACCTTGAAGCTTGGGCATACCCCAACTCACCAAAAGCTTATACGCTGGTCCCTTTGCCATTGCAAGGGCGTTACTAATAGCAAGCTGCTTTGCTTCTTCTCGTTCTTCTTCAGTGAGCTTGCCATCTGCGGCTGCTCTTTTACGGAAAGCTACAAACTCATCACCAGTCTGGGCAATCCCATCCCGAAGAGCGTCGATAGCCACATTCTCAATTCCTTGTTTTCGTAACCAACTATAAAATAATCCTAGGCACCAAACAAGACCCGTGCCTACAATACCCCACACTGCTTCGCTCAGTGCTAAATTTTCCCAAATACTTGCAAAATACATACTAATCTCCTAGCTTTGCATCTTGTTGAGGAATTCGTCATCAGAACCCTCAACATTAGGCGTATCTGTATACGCCGTTCCCCTCAAAGACGGGGGAGTAATTTCGTCTACAATATTTACTACATCATCATATTCTTCAAGCTTCACAAGTCCGTGAACATCATGAAGAGAATCCATCCACTCTGCTATTTCTGATGATTTACCTGCTTCCGATGATTTTGGACGAGGTTGAGATTGATCATACTTAGGCCATTGCCCTTCCATGATCTTGATAATCTTAAAATCGTGTCCAACAGAGAGGTCTGTAATGTCACCATAATCTTCGTCCAGAATAGTATTAAGAATCTTTTGGAACAACATGATCCCAACAGAAAGGATCTTAACCTTCGCTGATTCCCTATCTACAACATTCATGTAGTAGCGGGAACGAGGCTTAATCTGTCGAGCAAGGGTCTCATCATCAGTAACCCCCGTCTTCCACAGACTAAAGTAAAGATCGCAAAGGGGGCATTTTTCCCCATGGATCTTTCTACAGTGTACGTTTCTTATTTTGTTATCGTTGGCTGTTACTCGATGAATCTTAGTTTCAGCGTAAAAAGGGGTATCCTCGTCCTTTCCTGGAAGGATGCGAACAACATTGTTCCCCTCCTGAATCTGAAGGAAGTTGTCTAAAAAGGAGGAGTCTCCTCCTTGGCTGGGGTTTGAGATCTCAGCGTGTTTGCGCCTGATTGCTTCGAGGTCGATTGACATGTTATTTCTCCTGTTAAAAGTTATTTATATGTTATAGTCGAGTTTAAGTAGGATTTAACTATAAAGTTTGGTTTCTGATCTATTATTTGCGGATAGTTGGACTAAAATGTCCTTCTTATGTTCTAATGAAGTTACTAAGCCCTTTACCATTAGGTACTTATGGGTAGCTTCAGTAACCTTTCTTTCCATTTCTCTATATTCACTATCAGTGAATACAATGTCATCCAAATCTTTCGCTGTTAATTTTATTTTAGTATTTTCTTTACTTTCCTTTCTAAGGAAGGAGCCTAAGTAGGTAAGTTCGTGATTGGCTTCATCAAGCTCCTTTTTTGAAAGGGCAAGAAGGGCCATGCATTGCTGGAACACAGCAGGGTGCCCCATAAGCTCACCACTAAGGTTGTCCTTATCAACCTTACTGAGTTGTTTTCCGATAAACGTAAAGTTTTCCCAAGTAAAAACTTCATACGCCTCTATTAAGTTATGCATCAATGTCTCCGAATATAATGATGGTGGTGAACAGGTACTACAGGATAACACACAGTACCTGTTGGAACCGTGTATATCCGTACTGGTTGGTGCCTTCTCACGGGTTTAATCGTGACATTGCACCCACTCATTATAATCGAAGTTAACAAAAGTGCAAACAAAATCTTTAATTTTTTCATCACGGAACTAAACTGTAGGTTACATTACCTGCGCCTAACGCAGTGGCCCCAGAAACGACCAAATTATGTCCCACCACACAAGTACCTATTCCCGTAATTGGGGAACCTGTCTGAGTAAAAGGGGCCGCTGCGTTGGTGTCCGCTGTTATAAGTCCAGTAAGAGATGTTCCTGCTACTATTGTTGTAGAAGAAGAGGCTAACTCTGCTGTGCCATGGTCCCCTAATGAGATAGTGTAAGAAAGAAGTTTAATTTTTCTCCCATCTCCTGGGGAGCTAACAATCGTGGTTGCTCCCGTAACCCCAGCGGTGTAACTAAATGTAGCTGTTTCTACAGCAGGGACTCCCGCATGTTTTGTGGCACTTCTCGTACCATCTACTGACATAAAACTCATGTTATTCTTTCCTTTCTAAAATTAGCTCGAATAATTCTTTGTTTAAAGCAAGAGCTGACATAAGCCCTCTACTAACGCCCAATGTTAAAAACTCATTGCTTGCGTTAGGTATATACCCTTCGGGACAGTTATCTCCTAACTCTCCTTTCTCGTGTCCACCAAACCCACATACTTCCAGAAGAACATGTGTTATTTCGTGAAGCACCGTCTCTATCGCTGTCTCTGTGTTTGCAGTTGATTGAAGAAAAATAGTACAATCATCAAAATCAGTAACCCCCCAGCAAGCACAACCAGTATCTGCCAGATGATCTTTAACAGTTATCTTAAATTTACGGTACCCTGCGTTAAAGTAGAGGCCATCTATCTTTTTTAATAAATTACATTTCTTCTTCTGCGTCATCCTCTTCGCCCTCTTCAATTCTAAGCGTACTATAGTTTACGTTGAGGGGAACCGTAAAAAATGCTCTTCCGTTTCTAACTTTCATAGCATATAAACGCATCATCCCCTCGTCATACTCTTCTCTATTCTGATTTAGGGACACAGCAAGATCTACAGGTCTTATCTGACCGTAGGAGTCTCCTAACTCTGAGTCCGTAATTAATCTGACATTTCGTCCTTGGCGGTTTGTTTGGGTAGCTGTCCAGACCACGCAACTATGCTCCTGAGCTAAACCTCGAAGATCTGTCACTGTTTGTTCCATTGCTTCGTACTTCGCCATATTTTTATCTGATATTTTAAGAAGACCAATATAATCTACTATGATCACATCTGGGATGAAGTTTTCATGGTTTCTAAGTATATTTAAAAGAGATCTAATATTAGAAACATTGGTTACTCCCGCAGGAAGTTCCTTAATAACTAAGTCTCCATTAGAAAACTTCTCCTTAAAAAGATTTAACCTCTCCTTTACCTTCAAAAGAGAAGTAGGATTAGTTTTCATTATTCTTTGGGGGATAAGAGATGCTATTGAGTCCAGCCTTTGGGCTACTCTGTCTTCACTCATTTCAAGAGAAATATATAAAACCTTTCTATTTTCCATTAATGATTGAACACATTGGTTAGCCAAGTAAAGACTTTTACCCACCCCAGGAGGTGCTACCACCATCCCAATCTCTTTTCTCTGGAGACCTCCTTCTATGGCTTGGTTAAGAGTTGGAATCATAGTCTTAAACAAGTCCTTTTGGTCCTCGGACAACTCGTACAGCCTCTTAAATCTATCTGCTATATCACTAAAATAGTTTTGTCCCACATCTACTTCTCTTGAGACAGTAAGAGCTTCCCTAATGTTGCTCTCAATGGCACCATAGTTCTCACTTTTAAGATGCAGAATACTATTCTTAATGGCTCCTTTAAGAGCTTCCTTTTTAGCAAAATCTTCAATAAGATCTAAAATATATTCCTTATTGTTTACGGACTCGGGATCTATAGCATTTATGTCCTCCAACTCCTCTGAGAAATCGGAGATTCTGCCTTCTTCGCCTATATCTTTCCTAATATCTTCTACGATAAAATCGTCTGTTGGAATGGATAAATACTCATCATAATGAGTGACAACTGCCTCATAGATCCGAGCATGGGTGGGGTATTCAAAGTATTCCGACTTAACCAACGAGGAGATCTGGGTGAAGAAATCATGGTCACTTTTTAATAAATAAATTATGCCTCTTTGTACATTAGAGGAGAATGGGTACATTATTCAAATCCTTTTTTGTCGGGGGTTGTCATTAAATCTACGTTGGTTTTTTTCTGTTTTGCAGGGTCTATATCTGAATGTTTATATATTGTTTTAGCAACCTCTCTGTATTTAGATGCGTTGTCGTGTATTATGGATTCTTTATCCTCTCCTCCTCTTTTCTTAATTTCACCCTTCGCCTCTAAAACCTCTAAATCAGGAGTATACACCTTGTAATTCTGGAAGCCCGTTTCCATTCTTTTCTTTGAGGACTCTTTTGCTCCCTCAATAAATTCATCACACGCTCCCTTTGCGCTAGCATGAGAAATAGTGTTTTTACCATAATCATTACAGTAAAAACCAGCCCCCACAAACCTTAAGGCTGGGGCATGAAATTCCCTATAGCCCAGCTTTTTACACTCTGGGCATTTGGTTCTTTTGGGGGCTTTCCCCATTTTACACTCACGCTCCCAGTAAACCTCACAGTTATCACACGACCATGTATAAATAGGCATAATTATTCCTCCCCCTCTTTTGGTAGAGGTCGCCGCTGTTCCTTTTCACTACTATACTCCTCATCCTTTTCTTTATCCTTACCCACATTCACCTCCTGCCAGAGAACAAGAATCACCTGATTGATTTACTTGTTCTCTGTCGTCCTCTTCTACCATATATTTAGCTATGTTTTCATCAGTTAGAGGAATAGAAACTAAAGGTTCTTCCCCATAACTCCCAGCTCTATAAACGGTTAATCCCTTAAGATATGGAGCATAATCCAAAGCAAAAGTTTTAACATCCTCAGTAGTAGCCGTATTAGGTAAATTAATAGTTTTACTTATACAACTGTCGATATACCGTTGTATAGTAGCCTGAACCTTGATATGGTCCTCGGGAGAAACGTCATAGGCTCCAACGAAATTAGTTAGATCTCGCTTCTCTCTGTAGTATTGGTTAAATAGGGGATCTACTACTAACTTATCTTTCCAAATATTATTATGTCTCCACCTCCTATGATACATAGCAGAAAAAATGGGTTCAATTCCACTAGATACCCCCATAAGCATAGAAATTGTACCAGTAGGGGGAATCGTAAGTAGCACTGCGTTTCTAATTCCATATCTCTTAATAAGCATTCTAATTCTAGCAGGAAGATTTCGTGAATACTCTTCAGATAAATACTTCTTGTACTCGAACTCTGGGAATGGGGCTTTATCTCGTGCTAGATATATGGATTGCTTGTATGCCTCGTCTCTGATTGTGGAGAAAAGCCTATCCAAGAACTCCAAGCATTTCTCACTCCCATACTTTATCCCAAGTTTAATTAAAAGATAATGAAGACCCATGACACCCAAGCCGACCCGTCTTGATCTGTGACCTACCAGCTTACAGTCCTCAGTGGGAAAAGTATTAATAGTTAAAACATTATCTAGAAATCTAACGCCCGTCCTAACAGATCTGGCGAGTCTTTTCCAGTCTACGCCCCCAATATCTTCGTCGTACATATTAGATAGATTAATATTTCCTAAGCAACAATTCCCATACGAGGGTAGAGAAATCTCTCCGCAGGGATTAGTGGCATCTAGCGTTTCAAAATAAGATACATTGGTATACTTATTAGCGAGATCAATATTATAAACGCCAGGATCGCCAGATTCCACAGAGTTCTTCCAAATAAGATCCCAAAGTTCCGATGCTTTAATGTCATTCTGCCCAATAGCCTCAAACGTATCCCTCCAATCTACTTTGTAGAAGTTTTCGGCCCTATCGAGAGCATCATCTCGGTCTAACCCCGACACCTTAATTACTTCAGCCGCTTCTTCGTCTCCTTTTTCATGTCTAAGGATATCGTATGTGTGGTACTCTTTATTATTAAAAGAAAAGAACCAATCTTCATCTAACTCCACCGCCTCAAGAAATCTATTGGTAATGGCTACAGAGATATTAAAATTATTTAACTCCCCTCTATCTAGCTTAACATGAAGAAATTCAATGAGGTCAGGGTGGGAAATATTTAGGATGCCCATCAAGGCAGTGCGTCTGTTCTTACCCGCTCTAACATGCTCCCCAACCTCATTAATCATTTTGAGAACAGAGACAGCTCCTGGAGCTGAGTTTGCAACGCTCCCAATGTCATCTCCTCGTGGACGAATCTTAGAGACATTAAAACCAACGCCCCCGCCAGCACAAGAAATTTTATACATATCTTGTATTGTTTTACCGATAGAATCAACTGAGTCCTCTGGAACTATGACGAAGCAGTTTAAAAGATTTTGTGATCCTTTATTTCTTCCAGAACCATAAATGATTCTACCGCCTGGAATTAAGTCCCCAGAGGAAATAGCTTCATAAAACTTCTTTTCTACCTTTTCCTTGTCTGCGTCTTTCTCTGCGCTTGCAATGGTACGAGCTATAATTTTGGCACGTTCTCCCCAGCTCTTCTCTCCTGGATATGCGTATCTCGTTTCAAATATTTCTTGACCTAGTTCACTGAGCTTTGCAATCGCCATGTCGGACCTTTCTCATTATTTTAGATTCTCCTTGGTCCTTGATTATAGTGATCCTTGGGGACGAATCCAGTAAGGTTTTCAAATGTTTGTTATGGGTGATAACAAATATATTTTTAGTTTTCTTTATTTCCTTCAATAAGGCATAAAGACCATAAATACCCCCTTCGTCGAGATTTTCTGCTACCTCGTCAAAGAAGATGATGTCTAACTGATTTTTATCGGTAAAAGAAAGAAGATCTCTTAGGGCTAAAAGTACGCATAAATTAATCTTTCTTTTTTCACCACCAGACAAAGATATATAATGAACTTCTTCTTCTGAAACCATAATTTTTTCGGACAATTCTTCATTAAATTCTAAATAATATCCCTGATTAGTTAGAAACGATAGATAATAATTTATCTTATCATTAAAGAAGGACAATACGTTGCGTATTATGTACTTTATGATGCCTTGTTCAGAAAAAGCCTTCTCCCAAAAGCGCATAATCTCGTATTTTTTATTAGATTCAATTTTCTTATTTTGTGCGTCTGCTATCTTCTCAGCTAAACTCTCTATTTGTGTTTCAAAAGAGCTTTTCTGGAGTACGAGTTCTTTCAATTCCAAAACAGAAGAGTAGTCCATAGACGTTATGGGGTAAGGCTCAGGAATTGAGACACTATCCCTTCTTTCCTTAAGAATCTTTATATTTTCTCTCTTATCTTCTATATTTTTCTTGTTCCTATCCCAATAGGTTTGGGGAAGTTTTTGTCCACATCCCTTACACTTGTTATTCTTTGCCTGAGCCAGCAGGTCATCCAAACTTCTAATTTCTCTATTAATATCAGAAAGTAAGGTTGCTTTTTTTCTGTTAGCATCAGATATAGCACGTTCGGTTCCTAAAATATCATCTAAAGATATATCCAAGTACTGTTCATACTCCGCTAAGTACTGATTATTCTCGCTATTAATTTTAGAAAGATCTCCCTCCAAAGAAGACTTAGATTTTTCAAACTCTTTAATTAGAGAGTCCTGTACCTTTAGATCTCCCCAATATACAGATTTATGAGATTTTATCTTGTCCCTGAGACTAAAAATTTCTTCTAGATTAAGAAAATTTCTAAGTATGATCCTTTTATCATTGGAGTCTGCGTCCAGAAAATTAAGAGTGTTGGACTGTCCGAAGAACATGGAGGATAACAAGATCTTATAATTAATATTTAGAAGATCATCAATGTAGGCTTGGGTCGAAGAAGCGTGATCTTTTGTACAGTTCTCTCCGTCTATAAATAATTCAAGTTTAGTT